AGCAACTAATTTCAGCTGAACAGCTTTTAATTAAGGGGTGGGATAACGGAAAGGCGGCATTATGGACGCTAAAAAGATATTAAAAGAGCATAGACGGCTTAAAGCCCTGTTAAAGGGGGCAGAAGTGCCACCACAACGACAGGCGGCTTTAGAAGCTGTAATAGATAATCTGGCATTTATGCGGACAAAGTTGGACGAAGCACGGGAAGAAATGCAAGAAGAAAGCCTAATAGATACATACCAAAATGGCGAAAATCAGAGCGGAACCCGTGAAAGCCCATATTATAAAAGCTATCTGAACTTATGGCGGGGCTATCTGGCAGGGCTTGAAAAGCTGCAGGCATACTTGCCAAAAGAAGCACAGGAAGAAACCGTAAAGGAACCCGTCACCGCCCTGGCTAAAGTTATCGAAATGAAGAAGAAGGCAAAAGCATGATAGGATCCCAGACACCACGCATACAGATAGAACCGGACAGGTCCGGCACGGACGGCGAAGGCGCTGCCCTTCTTATGTCGGAATACGGCGTTAAGCTGGACGAATGGCAAAAGCTGGTATTGGATAGCATATTAGGCACGGACAGCGAAGGCAACTACGTTACTACCAGCGCCGGCTTAAGTGTTCCAAGACAGAACGGCAAAAACGTTGTAGCAGAAGCAAGGGTATTTTTCGAAATGATAATAAACGGCGGGCGTGTACTCTGGACAAGCCACCAAGTACGTACCTCCAAGAAGGCTTTTAGGCGTCTGTCTAATATGTTTACAGACCGCAGACACCCCGAAATAACACAGACAGTTAAACGGATCCGGCAGCAGATCGGCGAAGAAAGCATAGAACTTGAAAACGGCGGACTTGTGGAATTTACAGCCAGAAGCAGACAGGCCGCCCGTGGATTTGACGGGATAAGCCTTGTAATCTATGACGAAGCACAGGAACTAACAGACGAACAGGCAGAAGCGCTTATGTCGGTATTATCTGCCAGCGCCACAGGAACAAGACAAAGTTTTTTTCTGGGTACGCCGCCTTATATCGGCTGCACAGGCGAAGTTTTCCGGCGTTTCCGGCAGAATTGTATAGTAAGTGCTGGCAAGGGTGAAAACACGAAGAACAGCTGGCACGAATGGAGCATAGCTGCGGAAGACCTGAAAGACATGGACCTGTCGGACCGGCGCTTGTGGTATGAAAGCAATCCGGCATTAGGTACACGCTTAACCGAAGAATTTACCGAAGCGGAATACAAAACCCTTGATATGCAGGGATTTGCAAGGGAAAGGCTGGGCTATTGGGCAAAGCCTGCGACAGCTGAAAACGTGCTGGCTATAGATCCGGCGTTATGGGATAGCTGCGCAAGTGAAGAACCCCGCCCGGAAGGGAAGACCGCATACGCCGTGCAGTTTGTGCCGGACGGTTCCGAAGTCGTGCTGGCTGGCGCAGTAATTTCCACCACAGGCAAAGCCCGGATAGCGCTTATAGACATACAGCCTACAGGCCGGGGGCTTTCATGGCTGGCTGAATGGTTGAACGCACGATACAAGGAAGCCTGCGTAGTGGTAATAGACGGTAAAAACGGTTCAGATGTACTCATAGAGAAGTTAAGGCCTTCTGGTGGCGGGGCGTGGGCTTATAAGGACAGCATATACAAGCCAAAAGGACAGGATATTATCACGGCGGCTAATATGCTGATAAATGACCTGAACGAAAAGGCTGTAACGTGGTACATCAAGCAGGAAGAACTGCGGGAAAGTGCGATAACAGCTATTAAGCGCCCTATATACGGCGGCTGGGGTTTTGGCGGGCAGACAAGCGCCCCCATACAGGCCTGCAGTTTAGCTTTATGGGGCTGTAGAACATCAAAGAGAAACCCGCAAAGAAGAATGTTGATAGGATAAGGGGGCATTTATGGGTAGCACTTCCAGAAAACGTTTTGTAAATCAAGCCGCAACTAAAGCAAGATTTGAAGCTATGGCAAAGCATACCCGCCCACATCGGCAGACCTTTTGCCGGATCTGCGGACAGACCACGACAGGGCAGAAGTATTGCCCGTCCTGCAAAGATTTCATAGCGAAGAAAGGACACGAACATGATAAACCTTGAAGAATTAAAGCAGACAATAGAAGAACGCACCGGCATACCGTCAAAACTTCTTAAGGGTGAAAACGCCGAAGAAATAATAGTAAGCGCAAAGGCTTTGCTAACATACCGGCGGGAACAGGAAACACAGCGCCCCAGATCCACAGCAGAACAGTTTAAGGAATGGATAGACGGACGGGAAGGGATAGAAGCCCAGGACACGGCAGGGGCAGCGCTGGCAGACATAGAAGAAGCTGTAAGGATTGAAGGCGGGGGCTATCCACGCATTACAGACGCCGGGGAAGTCACTGGCCTGCCGGATCCACGGAACACACAGCAGCAGTTTTCTGAATGGTTCAGTAATAAATCTGCGCTGGATCCATTTAAGAAGGACGGCTGGCGGCCTATTATATGACCGGCGCAGAACTTCGCCAAAGTCATCTTTGACGAAGAACTGTTTTTATCGGTTTATACGTTTATCCCATGAACGTATAAACGGATATAAGGACTATTTAGTGAATATAAGGAAGGGAAAACATGATAAAAACCACCTGTTATATTTGCGGGGCTGTATTTGAAACAGCACGGGCTAATAGAAAATACTGCAGTTTGTCCTGCCAAGCTGCCGGAAAGAAACTGCAGCGTATGAAGTGGGAACAGAAGAACCCGCAGTATTTTGCGGATAGAATGAGAAAGCGCAGGGCAGCGCTAAAGGAGAAGAAAAACAATGAATGATATTATTAAAACGTGCCCCCATTGTGGCGGCGCTGGCAGGCTTAATGCAAATTACAGCTATAAAACCAGATCGTATTTTATTTTCGTGAAGTGCGATATATGCGGAAGCACCGGCAAGACATACGGCAGCCGTGAAGATCCGCAGGCAGAAGACTGGAATACGCCCGCTTGTGATGACGCTATAAGCGCATGGAATATGCGAAACGGGCAGGACTAAAGTATAGACAGAACTTATTATACTTTCAGTTGTTCGTTAAATATCCATTTCACGCATAAAAACGGCACCTTTGTTACTTCTGCACAACAAAAACAGGGGGATTTTTGCCCTTATTTCCGGCAGAAGGAAGACAGGCCACCGGAAGCTTTGATAATACTATTTGCAACGCTGATTTATCCGCAAGTTTAGATATTCGTCAAAGTAACCTTTAGCGAACATCAAGTTATACACTTCTAACCAGATCCCGAACACATCAAAATTCAACGGCTAATAAGTTACTATACCTTCCTGCGTCCACACAGCGCAATTTTAAGACACGAAGGCATACTTTTATACCCTGATGTCCTAAAATTGAAATTTGGGGCATTTAGAAGGGCATACGGGGGTATTATAAAAACTATTGACACTTTATAAAACTTTATAATATAATAGATGTCGGAAACGCATACACATATTTATCATACAGAACCAACGCCGGCGGGGTGTTCATATTCGTATAATATTTATTTTACGAATAAGGCGCAAGGGCGGGAACCCGCATAATTACGGGGTTTTTCATTCCCACCGGCAGCGGGGCTGAATGAAACTGTAGGCAAGGTACAACATATTGTGTTTTTAGATCCTGAAAGGCGGGGGCATATATGCCGGTAATTTTAGACGCAGACATTATTAAAAATTCATCTGCAGAAGTACAGCGTATTATCAAAGACCTTCCAGCGGAATACAGGATAATAACACAGGAAGAACTGCTGGCACGGAAGAAGGCCACCAGCGAAACAGATTACAGCAATTTTCTACTTGAACTATCCCAAAACACAGCAGGCCTAATCCTGCAGATAGAAAAGGAACTGGCATTAAAGGAAAGGAGCGACACATGCAAAACTTGGACGACAAAACAATAAAAGACCTAATAGACGAAGCAATAAACATGGTAGGCATAGAGGAGATTTATAAAATGTCTTTTGACTATGTTGACCTTGAAGCATTACAGGAAACACAGCCTGTTAGCAAGACCGAACTATGCGCCACTTTTTCGGCTGCCGGTTTTGCGGCCGGAATAAAATTTACTTTGCAATACCTTGAAGTATCAAGGGAAGAACAGGGGGAAGC